ATACATGAATTTTTGATTTTATATAAATGAGTAAAAAGGAGGCTTTAAAACCTCCTTTTTTTTAGTGCTGTATATACCCATTTTTTAGGGAGTTATAACCCATTAATTTTGAAGTATTGAGTAAACTACTTTGAGAATAAAATGGTATTAATTCCACGTTCATCAGGCCGAAACATGCCGCGACCTACATTGCAACAACATACGCCTATAACCGGACTCGGAAGCATTGGTAAAGCTGTTGATGATGTGCTTGAAGCGCGTAAAGAGGAAAAAGATAAAAAAGAGAAAGCTGACTTCGCTTTACAGTCCTCTAAAATTGGTGCTGATATCAATGTTGTAGACAGTGACCTTACTCTTAAAATCCAGACTGGTGAGCTTCCTTATGAAGAAGCAGTAAAGCAGCGGCAGCAAAGCCTGGAATCAATCAAGACGCAGTATAAAAATGTGGTGCCTAAGCAGTTTGAGCAAAACTTTAATAATTACTTTGAACAGCATTCTTACCAGAGCGCATCCAAGTATTTGCCGATCGCACAGAAGTCAGAACAGCAACAGGCCATTGTCCAGCTCAAGGACATGCGAGAAAACTACCTTAAGAATCCCAATGCTTCTGAAAAAGAGGTCTGGAATGGATTAGCTTTGTATGCGCAATCTAAAGGCTTACCTCTGGCTCATGTTCAGGATACTTTTAATGAGTACAAAAATAATCGCTCCAGCAATGATGTAGCTGCATTCTATTTAGGAAATAAGTCGGACAATGCAAAGCTTACTGAACTAACGACTCCTGAAGCTGTAATAGCAAAACATCCCAATTTAACCCAAGAGCAGGCTGTTTACTGGAGTGGTCGTGCACTCACTCAAATGGATCAGAATAACCGTGCGGCTGCATTGCAGCAAAAACAGTTGGATGATGATGCCAAAGATGCTGTTAATGAGATGAAAGCAGACATCGAAACAGGCTTAATCCCAAGTGAAGACGTCATCAAATCTCGTTTGGCACGTGTTAAGGGTACGGAAAAAGAGTCTGAGTTTGTCCAATACAGTGGAGCTTTGGTTGAAGTCCAGCAGTTCATGAGATTAGGGCCAGATGAACGTGAAGCCTATCTGAGCAAGAGACGGGTAGAAGCTCAAAATACGGCGCAGGACAATCCAAAAGATGTCAGTTGGAAATTGAATCTTCTGTCGAAGACTCATGAGAACATGCTCAATTATGAGAAAAATAACTCCACTTTGGCCTACTCGATTAAGACAGGTCAGGATCTAACAGTAGTACCTACCAATGCAATTTTAAGTGGTAACCCTGAAGCCATTGCAGCTTTGTCTAAGAATATTAAATCTATTCACGCAAATAACGTATTGAATGGCACGGTAGGATCCTTAAATCCATTCTCGACACAGCAACAATCTGAATTAAAGCAGTTCTGGGAAAAAGCCAAACCAGGTGACAAATTAAGTTTGCTTACCAGTCTTTATAAATCCAGCGCAGGCAATGCCAATGCATCCAGAGACATGATTAAAGGAATTGCTGGTGATAGTGGTGCATATCGTTTATCTGCTTCGCTCAATAACAGAGGTCTGCAAGATATTGCTGGCCAGATCGTTACTGGGCAGGATCTGATTGAAAAGGGGTTGGTCAAGGTCGATGAAAGTGGCTTAACAAAGCATACAGAAGCGTATTTAGCCGGTATCACCTCACCAGGTAAACCAGACTTTCAAATCTATCTGGATTCAATAAAAGCCAACTATGCTTATTTGGTTCAGAAATCCGAAAAGGTCACCGATTCAAAGGGAAATATTCTAAACAAGACCATTGATGAAGAGCTTTTTAATAAAGCAGCTAAGAATGTCACAGGGGGCAAGTTCACTTCAGGGGGATTCTTCGGAAGTAAATCGGTAGTGTTGCGACCTCATACTGTAGGCGAAAAATCTTTCCGTGAGCAGCTGGAGAGCTTTAACTCTCGTAATGCCCGTAACTATGGTGGATCTGACAAAGACTTCTTTTTGGATCTGCCTTTAGAGCAAGACCCTAAGAATCCATACGTCTATTACTTCAAGAATGGCACCAAATACATCATGGATGCCACTGACAAAAAAAGACAAAAACGTTTAGCTTTTACGGTTCGATGAGGTAGATATGGATTTTTTAGCAGATGACGAATTAACGTTAAATCAGGATGATCCTCGCTTCAAACCTAAGAGTGAGCGTGGTGGATTTAGTGATGGAGCTTTAGGTATTGTTTCTGGTGTTGCCATGGGTACTGTTGAGGCAGCTACTGCACCAGATGCCTTGATACGTGGTGATAAGAAAGCAGCGGCACTAAGAGCGCAAAACCTTGAGATCTTTAAACCTGATGACTTAGGGGGAGTAGGTGAGTTTACCTATGGCCTGACTAAAGACTTCACTCGTATTGGTTGGAACGCCGTCACAACATTAGGTACAGGCGGTGTACCCGGTTTAGCATTAAATTCTGGGCTATTTGGATACCAGACCTTTGAAGCAGAGAAATCAGATTTATTGAATAAAGGAGCAGATGTAAAAACTGCTCGCACTGGTGGCGCCATTAAAGGGCTTGCAGATGCAGCAAGTTTTGCGATTCCTACCCACGGCGTTGCTAAATCAGTGGTCGCTGATGCTGTGGCCACTACTGCGCTGGCTACTGGGGCAGGGGTCGCTGGTGATTATTTAGAAGGTTCGTTTCTTAAAACCAATGAAAATAAAAAGGTCGCTCAATACGGTGAGGCATTAAAGGAAAATGCTTTAAGTCCATCCACATTAGCAGCAAACGGCGGGATGGCCTTATTACTCAACTTGTGGGCGAACAAAGGGCGTTTACGACCAGAGCAGATTAAAGACCATAGTAATGTAGATACTATGAATGATGCGGCTCATATTCAGGCCAACATCGAGCATGCAGAGGGTACGAATCCATTTAGCCCAACTAATGCAAAAGAGGCCAATTCACACTTTGATGCATTGGATAGTGCAATGGAGAGTGCATTGAATGATGAGCTGGTCAGCTTAAAAGCACCAGTGACAGGCACACCTAAAGCAGTAGTAACCAGTACACCAGTGGTACCAATAACAGGTACACCGAAGGCTATTGTAAGACCAAGCGCTATCAATACTGATGAACATAAAGCGCCAGTAATAGCCGATGTCTTGACTAACCCTGTATTTGATAAAAAACCGTGGACAAAAACGATTGTCCAGGAAGCCTCTAAACGGGGTATCAATCCAGTGGATGCCTTAATCATTTCCCATTTGGAAACTGGTGGCACCTTCAGCACTTCAATCCAGCCAAAGGACAGAAACGGTAAGTTACTATCTTCCGCTACCGGCTTATTCCAGACTTTGGATAGCACCTTTGCCCGTATGGGAGGTAAGAACAAGTTTGATGGCAATGATCAAATTAAAGCGGGCCTGAACTACTACGAACATAACTCCAAGGTTTTTCGTACTCACTTTAATCGAGATCCGAATGGCCTAGAGCTTTACTACCTGCATTTCTTTGGTGAGGGTGGTGGACCAGCATTTTTAAAGGCTAAGGATAATGAGCTTTTTGTTGATGTGGCCACACGCTGGAGTAAAGGCAATCAGAAAAAGACTGCAAGACAGATTGCAGAAGGTATCACTTCAAGTCATCAATTCAATGGTATGACCGTAGGACAAGTAAAGGCCAAATACGAAAAGCGCTGGAACGAAATCGCAAGTCTTTATAGTGATGTTAGTCCAGATGCTTCAGTAAGATCTACTGAAGTCCGAGGGAGCGAATCAGAGTTCCCACAGTTTGAGTCTGATATAACTGCGCCACCTGCTTACAAGTCCCAATCTGATGCTGAAATTGAAGCAATGCCTTTTGTACTCAGTGCAGATGAGCATAGTGTGAAGTCACTCCAGGAAGAGTTTGAAGCCCTATCTTCTCCATTGACCAAGGAGGATCTGGAATACCTCAAGGCTACGGCGCATTATCAGTATTCTGAAGGTGGTGCTTACCGAACGCCGTATGTTGAACCTCAAGTCGATTTATCTGGTCCCGGTAATAGCGCTAACCGTAATTTGGATACATTGGACTCTGATCTTTACCAGCTTGAGCCAGAACAACAACGCGTTATTCTTCCAGGTCCAGAATCGAACACTTTAGATATCAATACCAGAACATCAGATTCAAATATTCAGCAAAACTCAATTATCGCAGGGGTAGATAATTGGACTCCAACCAGATCGCAAAACTACCTTAAACGAGAGCGGTCAATGGATGATGGGGGAGTTATTCAAGAGCTACACAATAGTACTTCTAATACGACATTCCAGCGCCAAGTTAATCAAGATGGCACCATTAGCCCGGTAAAGGCTACACGTAATGGAAATGACCTATTTGCCCATCCTGCTAATGGTAAAGCCGATAGTCCTGAATTAACTGCGGTACAGCATAAAGCTACTCAGGCATTGGAACGGGAGTTTTGGAAGCCAGGTAAATCTAAGGTTGATGGTGCACCGGACTTAACCAAGTCTAGTAAAGGGGAATACGGTGCATTCACTGACACGGCAGACGGCAGGGAAGCAGTTTCAATTCTGGAAGCAGATCCCGATATGGAAGTGACCTTTACGCGTCTGGATGAAAACGGGGATGAGGAAATTGTGACGATGTCATCCCGAGATCTATTGGACTATGTCAAAGAGCAAGAAGAAATCGCAAAAGATGAAATTCAGGCAGTGAAAGCATTGGCAAGCTGCGCATTAAGATTTGGGAGTGAAGCAGCATGAGAGCTGAATGTAGAGAACAAGTTGCAAAGGCATTAGGTAAAAGAAAATTAAGTGCAGCTGATAGTAATCGTATTTCATCACTGTATATCCGGGCACAAAATACTCTGGCCAGAACAGATCCTGATTGGATGTTTAAAAGTCCTGCTGAACGTGCTGAAGCGATTGCGCAGAAAACTGCTACGGATCTCGCCGTCCAGATCGCTAAGAACAATCAGAACATTGCCCGGGATGCCATCATCAAGGCTCAGCTACAGAACGAAATCTATAACCATCCTAAATTAAACCCGGTCCAAGCTTTAATGCGGAAGATTGCATACTTCTCGGATCAGAGTGGTATCCAGTCTATAGAGAAACAATCTCAAGCATTGCATAGCCGCTGGATGTCATTGGTTGCCGATGTGTTTACCAAGACACAAGAGCGCTTTGGTATGTCAGTGAACAAGGCAATGACTGACGACATTATCCGGGTCATGTTTGGTGGCAAATCTGATAATCCAGAAATTACGGCGATTGCCAAGGAAGTAAGTGCAGCCCTGGAGGAAATGCGTTTAGCCTTCAACCGGGCTGGTGGGAATATTAAGAAGCTCGATAACTTTGGCTTTATGACATCACATGATCAGAAGAAAGTAGCCCTAACAGATCAATCAGAATGGGTGAACGATGCATTGGCTGGAGTAGATCGTAATCAGTATGTCAAAGAGACTGGTGAGTTGATGGATGAGCTGGAGCTTAAATCCATGCTTGAGGAGATTTATAAAACCATCTCAACCAACGGCGCTAACAAAGACTTACTGATACTGAATAAACAGGCCAAAGCAGGGGCATCGCCTGTAGGTGGTCGCTCCAAGATGGCGAATCGTCACCAAGAGTCCAGGGCTTTGCATTTCAAGGATGGTGACGCATGGCTGGCGTATCAGAAGAAATATGGAACTTATGATGAAGCAGGGTTTCATGAGATTCTGAAAAACCATACTCACCGCATGAGTACAGAAGTGGCCATGATGCAGAACCTTGGATCCAATCCTCGTAATACATTTGAGTCGTTATTGGATGAAGCCAAGATCAAACTGAAAGCAGATCCACAGAATGGCATGAAACATGGTGAGATTGATAAGCAGGCTCATCGGGCCATGTCCATGTATAACACTCTGGATGCCAATACCCGGGCGATTGATTCAACCTTAGGTAACGTTATGGGTGGATTACGTGCCTTAATGGTTGCATCTAAATTAGGTGGCACCACGCTGACGACCTTTGGCGACCATGCCAGTATGAAGAAGGTCGCTAATATGCTGGGCCTGTCCTATACCAAATCGATCCTCCCTGAATACATGAAGCAATTGAAACAGGGTGCCACACGTGATGAAGCATTGCGGTTTGGCCTTGGGATTAACGAAATGGCCGGTTCAATGACCCGTTTCGGTGATGCTGATATTGTCAGTAGTGCTACCAAGTCAGGCCGCTTTAATGCACGTATGCAGGCTTTTGCTGCAACAACTATGAAACTATCAGGACTGAACGCCGTCACCGCAGGAGCGAAACGAGCGCTTAATCTGGTGCATATGAATAAGCTTGCTGAAATGACCCGTAAAACGGATTGGAAGGATCTTGGTGCAGATGATCTTAAGATCCTGCAGGGGAACGGTATTACCGAACGTGACTGGCAGTTGTGGCAGCAGCTGGAGCCAAGTAAGCGTGAAGATGGGACGGCGGTACTTTCGCAGAATGATTTTTTTAATGCACCAGATGATGTGATTAAGCAGTTTTTGCCATTGGACAAGCAGGATAGTGCGAACGCCATTGCTGACTTCCGCTATAAGGCTGCAATGAAGTATCAGACTCATATCTTCAATGAGGAATCCGTAGCTATCATTGAGGCCGGTGTACGTGAGCGCAGCATCATTAACTTAGGTGAAGCCGGAACTATCCAAGGGGAATTGGGCCGAACCTTATTCCAGTTCAAAGGCTTCCCATTGGCTTATATGTTCCGTATTGGTCATCGTGCCTTTGCCCAGGGAGACATTAAGAGCAGAGTGACGTTCCTAGCTTCGCTACTGGCTTATCAAACTTTAGCAGGTGCATTGATCGTCCAGACTCAGAACTTGGCCAATGGTAAGAATCCGGAGCCTGTATTCACGATAGATTTCTTTGGTAAGTCACTTCTTAAAGGTGGAGGACTTTCATTCCTAGGTGACATCATGTCTGCGCTTTCAGATCCAACTGGTCGAAGTGCCTCAGACTTTATCAGCGGTCCATTATTAGGCCAGAGTATGAAGCTGGGTATGTTGCTCACAGGTATGGGGAACAACATAATTGAGGGCAAAGAGTCTACTCGGATGATGGAAGTGGCAAATACATTGAAGAGTAATATTCCATTGCAGAACCTTTGGTACAGTAAGTTGGTAGTTGATCGTATGCTGTTTTCTAAAATGCAGAATATGATTGATCCTGATTATTTACCAAGAACACAGCAACGGCTTGAGAACTTGGGTAATAGTTACTGGTGGGATTTATCAGAATAAAATTAGGAGCTTCAGCTCCTTTTTTATAATATGGTATTAACTATCACACTTTAAAAATGAAAGAAATGAATAAATTTTTACTTAAGGTATTAATGTCTTTAGCATGCTTTAGTGCATTTAATTGTATCGCTGTGGCAGCTTCAGAATTTGATATAGCTGATATCTTTAACTCTGATGGGACACCTAAAGAAGGATCTATCAATGGAGTTAAATTTATTTCAGCTAAAGAGAATGGATTACTAACTTTAGCCCTATTTGATAGTGAGTCGATTCCAAACAAGAGCGGTGATAATTACTGGTTTTTAAGCTGTAACTCTTACAAAGATAATTATAATATGAATGCAGTTATATGCGGAGCACAGAGAGGGGAATTCAAAATTTTGTTGGGCTCGTTAGGATATATTATTGAAATGGAAAATAAGCCAAGAGGTGGGGGACGCTATATAGTGGCATTTGATAAGGAGCCTAGTTTTGAGGCAACTTACCGTATTGTTGATAAGGTCGAAGTTAAGAAATTCTTAGCCAAAATGATCGATTCAAAAAAGATGCAGTACTCTTATAAAAATGAGAAAAATAAATATATTTCTAATGAAAGAAAAATTCAGAATACAGGCCTAACAATTTCTCTCCTCAAAGATATGAGAGATTATTATTAAATTGGTCAAAAAATATAAAAATCTACTGTTACACGATAAAAAATGGACAATTTAAGGGTGTTACATGATAATTGTTTGAGGTGTTACACGATAAAAAAAGGTGTGTTACATGATAGTCTACTGTCTGTTACACGATAAAAATACTGAATAATGACTACTTACTAACATTTTTAAAAGCCCTATTTAGGGCTTTTAAATGATATTTAAAGTAACCCTAATTGACCAATATCGTATTTATATGTTTGCCATTCACCTTCGCGTGGGAATCTATCAATCCCGGTTTCATTCTTCCAAAGTTCAATAAATGCTTCACCATTTTCATAGTTAGGTACTCCACCACGTGCCCATTCGCTAACAGTAGATGCACCTGATATTGGTAATACAAAGGCTATTTTCTCATGTGACCATCCAAGGTTACGCAAATCTACAATCATTCTGTTGAAGTCTGGGCGCTTATATCCTCGGCGCTTAATGAAGAACTCTTTTACTTTTTTTTGGGTTTTCAGATTTTTAAATCTTTCAGCAGGTGAATTCTTAAATACAGTCGAGTCTATACAACTGTTATCCACAAACATCATATTGTTGCTCCTTGGATTTGATTAAGTGCTTCATGATCTAAATTAGTAAATTGGCAGTACTTCAATTGAGCATGCATGTACGCGGTACCAGCTTCGCCGTGGCGGTTCTTTCCTACAATAGCCTCAGCAATACCCCGGTATTGAGATTCCTTGTTATAAACTTCGTCTCTGTACAAGAAAATAATTTGGTCGGCATCTTGTTCAATTGCACCTGATTCGCGTAGATCCGACATCATTGGTCTTTTGTTTGGTCGCTTCTCTAGTTCACGGTTGAGCTGAGATAACAGGACTATGACGCAATTAAATTCTTTGGCCATGGCTTTAAGTTCACCAGTGAAGTAGGCGATTTTTAAATCTTCTCGGGCAAACTGTTTTGTAGTCTTCATGATCTGAAGGTAATCCACCAGTACCACACCAACGGTACCGTACTGATGTTTTACTTTACGGATAGATTCCCTGATATTCGCTATCGAGGGACGAGACATATCATTGATATACATCGGTACTTTTTGAAGCATCGCAACGGCGTTTGTATATGCTGTAAATTCCTCTTTAGGTAGTAGATGAGGGGAATTGCGTACTACTCCAATATCTGCCGGTGCAATCGCGCAACAGAGACGCATGGCAATCTGCTCTTTAGGCATTTCGCCAGACATGATGAGGGTAGGCTTTTTCTGTACGACTGCTACATTGTTTGCGATGAGCTGGAGCATCGTAGTTTTACCCATCGCGGGCCGTGCAGCCACCACCATTAGACATCCAGGTTCGACATCGCCTAACTTTTTGTCTAAGTCATATATACCGGTCTGGATTCCTTTAATCATCGAATTGCCAGCAAGTGCAGCTTCAATCTTACGGTGCATCTCAAGAAATGTATTGGATGCAGCATCATGAATATGAAAGAGTGATTCACTTCCAGTTTCAGTATTCAGATCTGCAAAAGCAGTTTGTGCATTCTGGACCAGCTCACCACGGCTCACAGTTAAGTTCCGAGCATGATTAATCACCTTCATGGCTTCAGCTTCAACTTGCCTGCATGTCGTAAGATCCTTCAATTTCTCAGCATAAGACACCAGGTTATAAAAGCTGGAAGGGGCATCACCTAAAATTTGCATGATGTATTGCTCACCACCGGCAGCTTCAGAATAGTTACGCATTTCTAACCACTGGTTAACCAATACGGCGTCATATGGTGAATTTTTAGAATCAAGATCTACTATGGCCTGAAAAATTAGTTTGTGGCGTGTAGCGTGGAAATCTTCCTCGGTCAGTAGATTTTCAACTTGGCTATACGAATTTGAAACAGTCATCAGCGCTGCAAGTACAGCTTGTTCAATTTGTAGATTATGAATCGGCGTATTCATTGAGGACCTCCTAATAGGCTCTTAGGCTTAGTCGGTAAATTAAGAAATGGTTGAGCAGTATTAGCTTGCTGTCCGGTTAGAGACTGAATGCCATATTCAGGATTCTGCTTTTTGTAGCGTTCAAACTTGTCTACGATCCAAGCCGTGAACTTATGAAGTTTTTTACTGTCAGATAGTCCGCTGTTATCAAAATAAGAGTTGAATGCACTCAGCTCGAATTCAAAGCTAGGTAGGCCAAAGATTAGGTCTATATTGTTGCTGTGACCTGCCATCTTTATCTTTGTTATCAACTGATCCACATCAGGAATCCAGTCATGCTCTTGAGAGAGATTCATTGGTAGATTCCCTGATAGGTTCTGCACCCCGTTTTTGGGATCATTCAACATCCCGTTTTTGGGGTTATTCAAAGCACTATTTTTGGGATCATTCCCATTTTTGGAATCATTCCGTTTTTGGGATTGTTTAATGTTCCCGTTTTTGGGTGTATTAGCATCATCTAGATTTTGGGTGTATTCCTCGCGACCCTTTACGCCGTTGAGCTTGAGAACACGAACACGTCTGGTAGGTCCTGTGCGCTCTCCAGTATCTTCGACCAGACCAAGTTTAATTAACTCTAAAATAACTTTTTGAACTGTTTTTTTATCCAGCACGGTATCTTTAGCCAAGCGCTCTATGCTTGGCCAAGCCGTATGTTCTTCACCGGCCCGATCTGCTAATGAAAGCAGAACGAGACGTTGTGATGAGTTATTTACTGGAGCAGCCCAAGCCCACCGTGTTGCATCAATGCTCACTGGATCCTCCTTGCTGATAAATTTTGTTTAGCGCATTTACCAGCCGTTCGCCTGTAATTTTCACCAGGCTAGGATATGTGGGAGGAAGTGGGTTCCTTGGTGGAGTGGCTTCTTCTGCTTGTGCTGTTTTATTCAAATCTCGAGAAGGCTTATCCATTTTTAGTAGCCTCCCATTCTGATTCATACTTTTCGCTTTCAATATCGAATGTATTGCTATGAGTTTCGGCCAAGTACGCGGCGATATGAATTAAGCGTTCAAGAGTCGCGAAGACGGCGCCATGAGTATTTTGCTTAATAGCCTCTTTGATTATTTCGACTTCATCTTTAGCTTCATAAAACATGGTCTCAAGCCATGATGTATTTTCATAAGCTAATGAGTATGCATAGTACAGATCACCAGCATCGTACTGATCATCAGGCTTATGCGTATGTCTGTTAAGTTCACGCATGTAAGTGTCTGCTTGACTGTTAGCAAGCTGCTGGGAAATTATTATTAGATTTTCTAGTTCAGCAAAAGCAGAGGAGTCGGCTTTATCATTTTCTTGTACAAATGCTTTAACGAAAGCCGTTGCTTTGTTGATCTGGTTAGCCAAAGTTCGAAGTTGTGTGGCAGCTTCAGATGCAAGTGAATAGGCACTGATAATATCAGCGACACTGTAAAAAGGAATTGATTGTTCTGGAAATTGAATTTGTACTTTAGCGTTCATGATGAATGCGCTCCTTGTGTTTGTTTAGGAGCTTTACCAGTCACGACCAAGTGAGGGTGGCAAAGCTGAAAAGGGTTGGTCGACAGGTACACAAGAGACCTGCACATCCGAAGATGTCCCTCTCCAGCTTCACCATAGAGATGCAGAAGCATAGAGATTTTACGCATAAAAAAAGCCCGTAGCGGACTGTATGCGCTTGTGTATTCATAGCCGACCAAAGCTAATCTAGTGATTTTGCACCAGACAGACTTAATATAAATCAATAAAATTAATTTGAAAAGGGCGAAGTTAAAAATAGGTGAATATTTCATGAAATAACCCCTTCACTTACTAATTTTTGAATTACCCAAGCTTCGCCTTTCGTCGTAAACATTGGTTGTGAGTAACCCAGATCAGTTTGTTTTAATTCGCCAAACCCTTTATCGATAAACCATTGTTGAAATACACGTGCACGCTTTACGCCGTGGCTATAAACTTTGAGAGAGTCCAAAAGCTTATTTAAGGCTATAGCGGATAAACCAATTTTCTGAGCTACTTGAGTCGCATTGAGTAAAGTGTCACGAACTACAATTTTTTCGTAGTAATCAACCTTTGGTTTATCTTCTTCAATTTTTCGTGCCTGATCTGCTGCTAACTGAAGTGCTTCAGAGAAAGATTGAGGGAGTTGTGGTCTTTGAGTGATCAGTGCATCAAATGTATTGATAACTTTTAAATTGAATGATGGGCTAATCCACATAGCGTATGCATAAACAATTTGCTTAACAGCATATGTACCTTGATTTAAGCCCCCGCGTACCACTTCGACAGGGGATACAGGGATTCCTGTATCGATTAAAGCTTGAACAAGTTCTTGAGTTTGTTTGTTTTCAAGGAAGTACTGAGGCTGGTTTTTACGTTCCCCACCACTGGCTTGATGTAGGTCATTTAGGCAAAAACGCCCAAGTTGATCTTGATGAATTGTAGCTCCATCAATATTTATTTGAACTGACGAAAGAGTTATTAAGTTTTTAGAAGCATTCATAATCATGCCTCCATTTGAGCTGCAGCAGCTTCTTTCTTGTTATTGTGCCATTCAATAATATCCTGATAATCAAAGAAAACGGGCGCTTGTTTTGATGTACCCATCTTCATCGGACGTGGAAATGTAGGATCTTTGCGTATAGTGTGTCGAAGGGACTCACGTGTTACATCAAGTAGCTGACAAGCAGTACCAAATTGAATTCGGATTGGTTTTGTTTGAACCATGTTGATAACCAAGTTTGCAAGAACATGGTTGTAATTAATCAGAAAGTTATTGGGGTGACGAAGACCCAAAGGGGTAACTGTATTATTGTTTATTAGGCGTTACCCCAAATTTAAGTGTTTATATTTAATAGGTTTTATGGGGTAACACCTTTAGTTATTTTTTCTTTAGAACTATTTGATTTTTGAGTTACCTCCAGTTTTTGCATTGGGGTGACGGCAAATCTTGTCTATACACTTTTTCATATAGTCATTATTAGTAAATTCTGGATAATTATCTCCGATCCAATCCATCACAGTGCTTTGTTTTGGAGCTATATCTGTTTCTGGATTATATTTTATCCAAAATTCTTGAATTACTCCTTTTATTGCTTTTAATGCAGGTGTTAAGTATTGATTGGGATCTACTTGAGTGATCATAGTATTAACTTGGGGCTCTTTAGCTCCCAATACAGTGCTAGAATGAAATTTTAATTTTTCTATTTCAATCAGTTGTTTAGACACTTTAAAGCGTAAATAATTAATTTCTGATAAAGGATCTTCAATGTTTGAAAAGTCTATAACCTCTGGTTTAGGTCTTTTTCGACCTTCAAAATAAAAAAGATAAGGAGCACATCTACCTTCAAAGTTCCTTTTATTAAAATTATTTATTACGTATCCGCGGTTAACTAGGAATTCTGCTAGATCAAGTTGGGGGATATCCGTTTCGTTGACACTTTTTAAGATTTCAAGTTCGATAGCTCTTTGAATTAAGACTAAAGCATCATAAGTTTTGGGATAATTCATTTTAAATTGATCTTTATTATTTTTGTACAACAATACAATTATATCCGGATCATCCTTTGATATTAAACATGCAGCTTCAATGGGAGTAAAAAAATCGTTTTTAAACAATTTTGTTAAAAATGGTCTGTCTGAATAATCCAAAAAAGCAACAGGTTTAGGTTTGTTATTAGGATTTAAAATATTTTTTACTTCATTTACATGAAAAACAATTTCTTTAGACTTAAAAGGATTCCCTTCAAAATACTTTATTTCGTGTAACCATCTTTTTTCTTGAATGTCATCATCAATCATTTTAGGTAAGGCTTTAAGATACTCATCTTGTTTAAGATATGGAAACTCGGTATTAGGTGAAATATAGTCAATAATTTTTTCAACATCAAAAAACACACCACCAGTTTCTGAATTTGAGTGATCTATATAATCAATAAAATCTGTAACGTAGATATAGCCTTTAAATGCTTTTGACCAACTCACAGTTCTACTATGAGCAATAGGATCACGTTTGTCTAAACCATTTTGGAAACGTTCCTCATGAATACAAATAATATTACCTTCGAAGTATAAACAAGGATGTAATTCACCGAGTCTACAATGATGTTTAATTGTACTAATATTCAACTTATTTTCTGAAGCGACTAAAAGTTCATCTAAAGTATATAAAGTTTGCATTCTTGCCTCCCACGGCACCCCCAAATAGGAGCTAAGCCAATCGGATTGGGTATCCGACTTTCGGGAGCTAACCTAGGCTTAGCAAACTGTTAAAATTGATTATTTCATCAATTTCGCATACTTAAATTGTATGATCTCGTCACCTAAAATCTGTGCTGTATAATCATATGGACTAATACTTGTTTCTTTAGTTGCATCTAAATAACTACTCCACCAATTGAGCATTGTTTTTCTTTCTTCTAAGAACTCTGCTTTATGGGTATATGCAAGTCGTACATTATTACGCTCTTGATGACTCATTTGTTTTTCGACAGCATCTTTTTGGAATAGTTTACTTTGGATTAGGGCGGCACAGGCCATACCTCTAAATCCATGGCCACAAACTTCAGTGTTTGTGTCATATCCAAGACGGCGTAGAGTTTTATTGATAGTAGATTCACTCATAAAACCATGCGGATCGCCGTTTTTAGGAAAAACATTTTGAGTGTGTCCGCTGTATTTGTAGATCTCTTTTATTATATTTAGTGCCTGATTCGAGAGAGGAATTAAATGAGGTGTCTTCATTTTCGCACCACGATGAGAATATTTGTAACCTTCTACAAAATCTCTAGTTGGGGGAATCGTCCAAATAGCATTCTCAAAATCAAATTCCTTCCACCTTGCAAATCTAATTTCACTTGAACGAGCAAAGGTATGTAATGCAAATTCAACACATAGTCGAGTAAGTGGATGACCTGTATCGGAAGCTAATTTAGCTTGTAACTCGGGTAATCTTTCTAAAGGTAGTTGAGGGTGATGTTTAGTTTTCTTTGAAAGAATGAAAATATCTTGAAGACCATAGGCTGGATTGCTTTCAATAAATCCTTTTGACATTGCAAATGCAAAAATACTTGTTAGCCGTTGCCGGGTTTTTTTTACAACTTCGGTATAACCTAGATCCTCAATACTTTTAATTACTTGAATCAGTTCTTTTGGCTTAATTGCATCAATAGGTTTTTTCCCCAGTTTTGGAAAAACATACTCTTCCATATTCTTAAGAGCTCTTTCTGCTGTTTCAGTTCCCCAGCGTCCAGTATTTTTATATGCTGTATGCCATTCTCGAGCTATAGATTCAAAATTATATTTATTGTCTAGTTTAGCCTTTTGTATTTCGCTGTATTCAATTGGATCTATTCCATTGGCTAATAGTGTCTCCAATTCACGGCGCTTATCTCTGGCTGCTTTTAAACTTAAAGCAGGGAAGTTACCCAATGTCATTAAGCCATCTTTACCATTAGCTCTTTTATATTTAAATCGCCATACTTTTGAGCCACTTTTACGAATGAATAGAATCAGCCCATGACCATCGTATAAGGAATAATCTTTTTCCTGCGGCTTTGCACCGGTGCATTTGGAGTCGGATAGCGGAATAGTTTTCTTAGCCAT